GAATGCTCCATACTTTGTTTCGTTATCTTTTGGACCTTCTACATATCCAATTTCTTCATTAGCAATCTCAATAAGTTTTGCTGCTGTTCCCATTTCTGCCATGATTAATCCTTATCCCAATCTTCTTCAATTTCTTGCTCTTCTGGCATTTGTGAATTATCTTTGCCAGCAGGAACTTCTTCTGCTACCGCCTCAGTAACTGGTGCTACCTCTTCTTCAACTGCAGAAGACATATTGTTTCCTTGATCTGCAAGCGCATCTTTCATTTCTTGTGCGCCACTTTTTCCAATCAACAAACCTGCGAGGGTACCAGTAATAAATGTAGCAACACTACCAAGCACATTGAAAAACATTTTATCGTTTTCAGACTGTGCATTTACTGGCTGTGTTACGAAAATAAGAGCATAAAGAATGCCCAATGTTGTTGCTAATAGGATAGTTCCTAACATTAATCCCAATGCAAATTTTAATCTTGCGTCTAACTCTGCAGACGTATATCTTGTCTTACTCATTTGGTACTTCCTCCACTGTGCTCTCATCAGATGTTCCATTTATAACATCCGTACCTACTAAATCTTCTGGACATGCGCCGCTTACCGTACATAGTGGCGGCTTACATTCTGCGCTTTCCCAATTTGCTGGATCTTGGCATGGGTAACGGAAATGGCCGTCATAGCCACAACCTGAAAGTGTTAGCCCAAGAAGGACTACCCCAAATATCCTAAGCATAACCCCCATTATACCAGTTATTCCTCTTTTTCTTCTCTCAACGGAATTGTCACAAGCCACAAAATAGTAGCCAAAATAGTAGCCAAACCTACGATTTGTTGGGCGGTACCAGTTAAAGTAAGCCAAGCAATAAAGAAGCCTAGCAGTGTCCAGACCTGAGCAATGCTTTCCTTGACGGCCTTACCAAACCATGCTATAAAGCCTTTTAGAGCCTTTAAACCCCATTTTGGAGCCTTCTTTAGGACTTCCCATACCTTTGACATATATGGCTTTAATTTCTCAAGCCATGGTTTAAGGTTAGGCTTGGGCAAGTTAACCTTTACTTTAGGCATCTTAACCTTTACCTTGGGTATCTTTGATAAGATATTTTTGAACTTTTCCATAATCGTATTATATCCTCCTTAATGACATAACAGAACTAACTATATTTGAAACGATAATAACTGGAATAATAACCTCTTGAACTTTTTCTCTTTGATCATCTGTCATATCAGCACCCCATTCTGATGGGCTAAAAACCTTATCAAAATCTATATCTGTTATTGCTGCTATTGGATTTTCTAAGAATTTATCTGCTTGTATTTCAGTTACAGCATCTGCAAGAGTATAGGGCATAGGTGCTACTGAAGCATTGTCTTTTGCTACCTCGGCAATTAATTCAACTTCATCTGTTTTAATGCCAAGATCTGAGGCAAAAGATTTTTTAGCATCTGGAGATAATTCAGTTAAGAAATCTGATACTGCTGCCATCAACTTTGCATCGTTTACCTTAATTAATTTATTTAATTTATTGAGTTCTTCTTCAGATATTGGGCTACCGTTAGTGTTATCATTATCTGGTGTTGGATTTACAGGTTCTTGATCGTCAGTTGGCTCTGGTTCAGGAGTTGGCTCTGGATCTATATCCGTTGGCTGAGGTGAAGGCTCTGGTGATGGTTCTTCAGAAGGCTCAGGCTCAGGGTTTGGATCTTCAGTCTCCCCATCTGTGGTATCGGAACTTGGAGAAGGATTGGGATCTTCTGGTTCAGTTTGCTCTTCTTCATCAGGGAATCTAGGATCTTCTGGTGTAACTATTTCTGGATCAACCTCTACATCTGGTTCTGGTAACTCTGGTTCTTCTGTTGGCTCACTTGTTGGTTCTGGTGTAGGCTCTGGTGTAGGTTCTTCAACATTGTCACCATTTATAGTAGCAATAAGATAATTAAGATTGGCAATGTCATTTGCTAAAGTTACTGCCTCTACTACTGCCACCTGTTGTTCTTCTGGTGTCATGGGTTCCTCTGTAGGAGTTGGTTCTGGGGATGCAGTAGGATCAGGAACTGGCTCTGGTGCTAATGTTGGAGTTGGATCTCCAGCCTGTACTTGTGTAGCACCCCAGGCTTCAAGAGAAACAATATTTCCATTATGAAGCCTTACACCTGTTCTAAGATTTTGATATTCTGGTCCTTGATAACTATATGCTACTGATAGTCCACCTGTGTTTGTAATTGCAACTAATATATTTACTGTGCTTGGCTGTGCTCCATAATTGCCAAATGGAACCATATTAAGATTTAGTTGAAAACCACCTTCTGAATAATAAATATCTAGTCCAGATGTTCCACTCACTCCTGGAAACCAATCCATTGAATATAGGGAGATAGATGGTGTATTAGGATATGCCCAGAATGTGGGATCAGGTTGGCCAAAGGTAATTACTGAGTTAGTTGTAGCGTAAATGTTTTCATATTGTACCCCGTCAAAAGTCACGGTAGTTGCAATTGGTATTTGATAAGATATGTCATCACCTGAGCAAGTGTCCATATGATGAACTGTTGGTTGTGCGTCACCTTCATATGCTGCTGCTATAGTTTGTGATTGAATATAATTAACACAGGTTGCATAGGCATTATTTGGAAGGCCAAATGTTGTACCGATAACAATTCCCACCACTGCAATTATGCGTAGGAATTTGCTTATTTTATACTCCTATTTAATTATATAGATAAGCACATTATATCACGATAAAAGAAAAGGCGCAGAAATTAATCTGCGCCAAATCTTATAACTTGTTAATTACTTAACGAGTGCAACCTTAGCCTTTGGATTCTTTGCATTCCATTGGCGAGCCAACTTATTAAAAGCAGTCTTCATATCAGCAATTGCCTTAGCATTTTCAGCCTTGACCTTATCAAGTTCTGTCTTTGCATCTGCAAGAGCCTTGTCTGAAGCAGTCTTTGCATCTGCAAGAGCCTTGTCTGCAGCAACCTTAGCGGTTACAGCATCAGCCTTAAGAGTTACAATCTCTGCCTTAAGAGCAAGAATTTCTACATCAGCAGCAGCCTTAGCAGCAGCAGCATCAGTAGCAGCCTTTGCTAGAGCAGCAGCAAGTGCAGCATCTGCAGCAGTCTTGTCAGCAGCACGTGCAGCCTTCTCAGCAGCAAGTGCACCAGCAAGATCAAGAACAGACACCAAAGATGATCCAGAAGTAACTGGAGCAGCAAGAGTTGCTACAGCAGTTGCAGTAATAGAAGCACCAACAGCAGCAGTTCCAGCAGTTGCAGGAAGTGTAATTGTTGATGTGTACTTACCAACTACAAGAGCATCTGCAGTTGCAGATCCAGCAGTCGCATTAATTGCTGTAAATGTTGGAGCGGTTGCTACTGCGTTACCAAAAACGTCAGAGACATTTGCAGTTGCAGTTACAGTTCCGCCAATATTTCCAGAAGCAGGTACTGATAGCGCTACATTATAAGCAGCACCAGCATCACCCTTTAGATAAATTGTCTTAGACGCACCAGTTACAGAAACTGTTAGTGCGGAGGCTGCTGTAGATGTTGTGTAAACATAAACAGTTGCAGTCTCGGCTGCAGGAGTAACTGTCAAAGTTGTTACGCCAGCAGATGCATTTACTGTAGCACCTACGGCAGTAAGAATCTTTGCATTACCAACTGCAGTAAAAGTTGTAGCAGCGCCTGTTGGAACAGTAGCCTGTACTGTTAGATATTCAGATGCTGTTACTGTATTAGTGTCAACGGTGTTATCCGCAGGCACCTCAATAACATAAGGTGCGGCAGCAGTACCAGATCCAGAAATGGAAGTGGTGACCGCTAGAGTAACAGAGTTGGCACTTGCAGGTGTTGCAACAATTGTACCCAAGGACATGGCTGCAACCACGCCTAGGACGATCTTCTTAAATGAATTCATTTTTCTCCTTGTATTATTCATTTTAAATTAATTTGTATTCCGACAGGAAATCTCTAACATCATTAGGAATTTCCCTAGTTTCCAATTCTACCATACCTCTTTGTTTTTGTGCAAGTCGGCTGGCAGAAGACCATGTATGAACCTCAATCTCAAGATTAGAGTCCCTACTGGTGTGTGAGATTGCTCCAAATACCGCCCCACAGACGGCATCGGCCAAGTCTTTAGATTTCTTACGAGGATGATCAACACGATTATTTTTCATAATCTTAAGTTCGGCCATTTCCTCAAGAAGCAAAGGTATTCTTGGCATAGCAACTCTTTCTTCGTAAATCATCATAGCAAGATCTTCATAGTGTTTTTTTGCAACAGATACAGTATCAGTTCTCATACCAACAGCCTTTAGTTCCTGTTGAATATCAAACGACTGCCATCTATCAAATGTCACCATTCCAATATTGAAACCTTCTCTACGAAGATTAATTATCCAGTTTTTTACTTCTGATAAATTTACAGGCCCTTCTACCTTTGGCTCCCACCATGCCACGGCATCTACAACTACGATAGGTGCAACCTGCTCATAGTCTTTTATGACCTGTACATTTACCCATTTATCTACATGGGCTATAGCAACAGCACACTTGTCGTGTTTTTGCGCTAAGTCTGCATGTACATAATAAATTTTATCAGGGTCTGGCTTAAAAGTCAAATCAAATCTTCTGTGAGGATCTATAGGGTTTCTAAGAGTCATACATTTTTCTAACTTATCTCTTTGCTTAAAGAACGAATCAGATGAGAATGTTGGTGTACATAAAAATCTCATCATGGCATCTCCCATGTCTGTAAGAAATGCAATCTTAAAATCTTCTATTTTACGAGTAGGATTAACTTCCCATGTTGGTCTTTTTAGTGCAAACATTCGTGGATACTTATAAGAAATAATATGGTCTTCTTCCCAAACAATTTCAAATTCATTATCTGGTCCCTCTGGTAATTCTTCATTAATTGTAAACTTATGTCTACGTTCTACTACTTCTTTTTCCATAATTACTTCTTCATACCGTTTTGAAATAAAGTCACCAGCATAGCGAGGGAACGAAAGAAGAACAACCTTACCAAGATCTGGAAAACGAGAATCTACGGTTCCACGAAATGCTTTATATAAGTTATCAGCAGTCTTACCTTGATCATTACCAGTTCCTACTTCAGATGCAAAACCAGAAATCTCATCAAGAACTGCCATAAATAGGTTTAGACCCTCATGAGATTCACGCTCAGAGTGTCCAGAATAAACTGTAATTGATTTATTAAAACCAATAGAATTTACTTTTGGATCATACCTGCCTGCAAACCATGGAGACTTTTCAATCTTATTTTTAAAGCCTTTAAAGAAAACATTTTTAGCCTGCTCTGCGTTTACAGCCACGTTAATAATATCTATTGCGTCTCCCGACGGCTTACCAAAATATCTAGCAGGATCTTTAAGGCATAGTAACTTATATACAATATAAGCACAGGCAACAGTAGAGGTATGGTCCTTCCCACTACCCTTCCCAAGTTGAAGAATAATTTCGTTCTTTGTGTATTTGTCATAGTGTTTTGCTCCTACATCCATACCTAAAAGATTTTGTAAATCTGGTTTCTTATATATTTGACTCATTGCCTCAACAATGTCATATTGAACAGCAGAAAGGGGTGGCTGCCCCAAATAATCTGGAGACTCTACAAATGTCTTTACGTCTACTGGAAGTTCTTCGAATTGCTCATCTTTTAAAGCGTCGAAGAAATCATTGAACATCGTGGACAATTGTTATTACCTCGCCCTCTTTGGCTATGGTAGATAGTCTTGACATAATTAAATCTCTTACTTCTGGATGATCTGATGCAATATCACGAAGAATACCAACAAGAACCTCTTGTCGTTTTTCTATTTCTACCATTTCTTCTGCAAGTTCTTTATTTTCTAATAAGCCAGCCTTTTGAAGCATATCAATTCGTCTTGCTTCAATATCCATAACAAGTTTAATTGCGGTAGTCTTTGCATTAAGGTTTGCTGTAGTGGTGGCATCTTCAATAACCTCATATGCCTGCTGTATTAATTTTGTGTAGTGTGCATCTGCCCCTACAAGTGCTTCTTTAGCACGAGCACGAATAGCATCATTTGCAGATGCCATAACTCGCCACTCATTAAGATGAGCAACAACTCTGGTGCGTGGAATATCAAGTTCTTTAGATATTCTAGTTGGATCATTACCTTTTAGGTATTCTTCAACTACCTTATTAACTTCATCAAGATGTTTAACAAGTTCTATTTCAGTGTCTGACATATTTACCTTCTAGTCTATTAATCTCATCTTGAATATAGAAGATGGCCTTCTTCAAATCTTCAATCTGAGTTTCCTCATTCTTTAGACCCGCTCTCCACAAATACTTAAACGCATTTCCCACATTAAAATTACGATGACGTGTAATTTGAATACACTCAACTCCAGATGGATCACTTGTGTAATGTGTAGGATGGTTTACCTGATCTACTATAATATTAAATTTCTCTGTCATCGTTTTGATTTCCTTAGTCCAAATTTAGCAAGGTATACATAAATAGTTTCTACGCTTACCCCGCACTCCTTTGCTATATCTTCTGGACTCTTCTTGTCCATATGATAACGCTTCTTGAGCCACATTTCATTCTGATACATTTTAACACTCATGGCTACTCCTTGTCAAATTTCACGGCTTTGTCCCAATTATTTATAGCCCAATGTCCAATACCAGCAGCGTCTGCCACATCATAGTCTTCTATTTTCTTGTCATAGATAACTTCTAATAGTTTAGTTGTACGACGTTTTCTAAAGTCTCTTTCATATGATTTATACCAAGAATCAGACTTGCCAGGATTAAGTGATCTTATTTGCAACTGTTCTTCTTTTGTTAGTTTTTTATTACCAAGAAATGATTGCCATGTTATTGGAGATACCCTGCCTATAACATTTACATTGGCCAATCCTGCTCCACCTATAATAGCCCATTGAACCAAAGCAAGATCGGCAGCAGTTTTAGGACTGTTCATAAAAACGGTATGCTCAATTACAATCGCTTCTGTTTTATTATAAAACTCAAATAAAGATTTTACTTTAGCAGTAGCATCAATTACTTTTTCATAAATATTACTACCCTCAAAGTTAATTTTGCCATGATCAGATATAGTTTTATAACAATAAAAAGCAAAAGCAAGATTGTTAGTACTGGCATCTATAGCACAGATTACACTTGGTTGGCTAGTTGTCTTGCTCATAATCAATTATCCCTTTTAGTTCTTTTAACATTTTTTCTACTGCTTTTTGATGAATATTACAATTGGAACAAAAGCCAGAATCATTGTAAATAGAAAGTTGTGTACCACACCCACCAAGGCATATTCTACGCTTACCTATTCTTTTTTGTCTGCGTGTTATCTGATATCTTTCAGCAATTTTATCTTTGGTTGCTTCATCTCTGCAGTTTTCACTACAGTAAATTTGATAACTTACCTTTGGTTTAAATTTGGTGTCACACCTTTCACATTGTTTCACTCAGATCCTCCAGTGAAGCAATCTTCACCACTCCCGCACCAGCCTCTTCACATGCCTTCTGAATTGGACAACCTTTGCATATTTTAGAATTAGATCTATAGTTTTTAATTGGAAGTTCATTCTTCATCCAACTAGCCCTTACAGTCTTCATCCAATCAAATGCATTATTGATATATTCACGATAGTAGTCATTAACCTCTATCAATATTGGTAACAGTTCATGGTTGTTTTTGTTTTCATACAAAATAATTCCACGCTGATAACCTAATATTTTCATATAGATAAGAGTTTGAAAGATATGATCTTTCTTTGCCTTACCAGTATTCTTGCGATATTCAAAACCTTCATTTGGTACTGTTTTAATT